TTGTAGACACATTAGGTTTATCTATGTTTTGTACACTAAAATAGTTTTCTGCAAATGTTGTTAATTCTTCAACTGTCTTAATATCGTTATTCTCAATAGACATTTCATATACTTCGGGATATTCATTAATTAATGGACTATCTACAGTTACAGATAAGGTTATTTCTTCATTTAGTAATTCTGTTTCTTCTTTATGTTTCTCTTTCAATTTAGCAATTTCTGCTTTTTGTTTTTCAGCATGTTCTTTTGCTAGTTGTCTTTGTATATCTGTTTTTTGTTGTTGTGCTTTATACTTTTCTCTAATTTCATTTTCTATTTCATCAGATGACTTAAATACTCTAACCTGCATTGTTTTATAACTTCTTTTTTTCTGTTCTTTATAACGTATCTTTTTTAATCCTTCAAGTCTTATAGCTTCTTTAATTTCTTTCTCAATTCGGTTTTGACGCTTTTCATCTGCTAATCGTTTATTAAATTCAGCTTGTTTTGTTTTTAAAGCTTCAACTTCTTCTTTTTGTTTTTTCTTTAATTTCTCTTTATCATATTCAGGTTTGAATTTTGAGGTTGCTATAATACGTGTAATAACTTCATCGTAATTATCTTCTTGACCAAATGAGGTTATGTTTTTATTAGTCGTATACAGAAACTGTGTATCTCTACCTATACGCCCTAATGAAATACCATTCAAGTAAAAGTCTAAATCTAAATCAGATTGATTGGCCATTTCAACTAACACATTTAATGCATATCTAGGTTTTAAGTCATCTTGTTTGTTAGAGTAGTAAGTCACACGTTTGTCAGTTGTATCACTCCAATACTCAATAGATAAATTAGGTGGTTCATTGAATTTTTGTGACCACATCTTTAAAGCGTCTACTGGTAATAAATCATTAACAAAAAAAGGATTAACGTACTTCTTAGCTAAATCAAAAATTATTTGATACGCCGTAAATTGTACATAATCCTCTTCTTTATCTATATATCTAACTCTAAATATGTTATAACCAATCTCTCTAAAATGTTCAGTCGCTTTTAACATGCTATCTTTTTCTACTAACTTGTGTTGGTCACTTTCATTTACTGGTAATTTAAATATTAATTTATAAATACCGTTTAAATCACGTTCGATAACATCATCATAGGCTTGTGATAAAGGTAAACCATTATAGTAAAAATTTGTTTCTTGTAAATAAATCAAGCTAAGTCACCCCACCTACAATTAATTGTTATTTTGCTTATATTATCAGTTGCGCTAATACCGTGTTCACCTGGTGGAATTTTAAAAAATTCACCAATCATACACTCATTTCTTAATCCATTTTTATCACTGACATTTTGTTGACCTGGAAAGCATTCTATAGCTAAATAGTTATCTGGTGCTACAATATGAATTGTTTGTTCACCTATAGTAACTAAACTGTCATTGTGATTGAGTGTTTCAATTTCTAATTGAGGGTACATGTGTATGCCACTTGTATTTGTAATTGTTCTCATTTCAGGAAATACAACCGTTAATTGTGTATCGTCTAAACTTCCGTCTGAATAGCTAAATGGTTGGCACGTAAATGTAACATCAAATTCATAACCGTCAAATTCATCAACATATGCATTTCCAACAATTACTTTTAAAACGTTGTAATATCGACCTGGATTGTCATAAGGTTTTAAATAATTCGTATGATGTTTAGATAGTGAGAAACCATTATCGTTAATACTACTATTTAACCATTTGAATAAAGGTGCCATCTCTTGTAAAGTAGCTCCCTGTACATAAAATTTATATTTCTTTTCAATCGTTGAATAATTGTCACTAGATTTAATTAAAGCTCCGTGCATTTGGTCAGTTGTTATGATTTTAGTTTTACGTTGTGGGATATTAATTCCGTCATTCACTTCTACATATACTTTAAATGAAAAATCACTTGTTTTTACACCGTTATATTCTAATGCATTAAATTGTATCAAAATTATGCACCTCCAATCATCTGTTGTTCGGAAAGCGAACGTCTTAAGTGTTGATCCATTTTCCTAATTAATCTATCTTCGTCTGCTTCTTCCTTAATCACAGTATCATTAAGATTAATATTAACTACTACACCATTACCTGCATTGTTTCCATTTGTATAATCTTGTAACACACCTTCTATTCCTCTCATTTTCTCTCTACTATTTAAAGGTGTGATAGTAACATTACCTCTATTTACACTAAAAATCTCTGGCCCTGCTTCCCCTACAATACCAGTATAAGTACCAGGCACTGAATGAGATTGAATATTTCCACCTTCTGCGTAAGCGTCAATGTGTCCACCTTCAGCATGCTCATTACTAAAAAAATTACGTACAACGTTAATTGTAGACTGTACAAATCGAGGAATTGAATTTAAAGCGTCAATTGCACTATAGGCTTGTCTTTCTGCGTTTGAACTTACATTAATTCGTTTTGTTGGTATACCTGTATAGTTATATCTTTGAACAGCGTTTCTTGCACTATCTGTAAATGAACTTGCATTACCATTTGCCGATAAGTTTTTAGTTGGAATACCTGTACCATTGAATAAGTTTAATTTACCCTGAGCAGTATCAGTGAACGGACTTGCGTTTCCTGTTGCTAAAAGGTTTTTAGTTGGTATTTTCGTATTGTTAAAATTGTCTAACTTTCCTTTTGCTTCATCAGCCTTAGTCGATGCATTTCCACGTGCTTTTAATTCTTTAACTTCCATTTTCAAATCATTTATTTGATTAAGCGCTGATTTTACTTTTTTAGTTAAAGCAGTAATTTCATCTTTCCCTTTTAAAATTTTCTTTTCAGCTTTAGCATTGTTATATTCCAAAACTTTAATTTTGGCCTTAAACGCCTTTTCAGAAGCTTCATCTTTCGCTTTTAATTTTTTAATATCTGCTTTAACTTCTTTGTATTTCTTCATAGCATTTTCGGCTTTTTTAGTAGCTTTAGAAACTTCATCTTTTGCTTTTAACTTTTTAATTTCTACTTTTAAATCATCAATTTCCTTTAATGATGATTTTACTTTTTTAGTTAAATCAGATATCTCATCTTTAGCTTTTAATTCTTTTTCATCAGCTTTCTTTTTATTGTGATCGTCTAATGATTTATCGGCTTTCTTTACTTCCTTTGTAGTTTTATCTTTAGCTTTTATCTCTTTCTCTTTTGGTTTTTTAGCATTATGATCATCAATTGCCTTATCAGCCTTTTTCACTTCTTTAGTAGTTTTGTCTTTAGCTTTTATGTCTTTCTCTTTTAGCTTTTTATTGTCATAATCTTCCAATGCTTTTTTTAATTTCTTAATAGCATCTTCAGTTGTCTTAGCTTTTGCAATATCTTTTGCAGTAGAATCGTCTATAATTCCTGATTGTTTTAAAGCAGCTAAACCACTTTCAGTCACCATTTCTCTTAAGTTTTGACTGAAAAATTTTTGTGCTTCGGTATTCTTACTTATAGATTGCCCAGTTTTTTCAGATAATTCCATATATGCTTGTGTAATGTCAGCAATTTCTTTAGTATTTAATTCTCTGTTTTCTCGTGCAGCAGCTGAAAGAATATCTTTAATTTTATTTTGATTACTTTTAATCGAATTCACACGTTTATCATATTCTTCAGTTATGGATTGTGTTTCTTTTTGGTACTGTTCTTTAGTAATAACTCCTAATTCTTGTTTCTCTTTAAGCTCATTTAATTGTGCTTCTTTTTCTTTGTTAATACTTTCAACTACTTGTTCAGTAACTGATTGTACTGCTTTAATTGTAGCTAATGCCATATCACTATTAATTTTCTTATGTTTGCCAATCACATCGCCAATATTTTTAAATGTTGAACCGATTATTGTACCGTAATTTTTATATCTATTTTCTGCTTCAGAAATTTCTTTTTGACTTAAACCTAGACCTTTTAATTTTTCTTTTAAACCTTCAATATGTTTAGTTGTTTCTATAGTAATACCAAAAGACAAGTATTTCGTCTTTTCAATACGTTTTTCATAACCATCCCAACCAGTTTTTAATGTTTCTTGAACATCTGTGTTTTGCTTTTTAAGACGTTCAGTCATCTTTTTATAAGTTTCACCCGTTTTTTTAGTAGCATCTTGAATTTTAGTTTGTGAACCTGCAGCGTCTGATGCTCCGTTCGTAACAGTGTCAAACCATTCTTGATATTTTCCTTTAGTTTGGTCTACGGCAGCTTTATGATTGTTGTCATCTTTATGCATATTTTGGTAGACCAAATATCCCACGCCCGCTGAAGCTGCAACTATAGCACCAAACCCTAATACATAAGGATTACTTAATAACGGTGCGAAACCTCCAACTTTTTGAGCCATAGAACCAAATTTACTTACTCCACCTGCTGCTTTTTCAGCACCACCTACAACTTTACCTGCTCCACTTGTAATTTTTCCGAAACCCCGTGCTAATGTTCCTATACCTTTAACAGTTCCACCTATACTTCTAACAATACTTCCTAATCCTAGAGACAGTGGACCTATCGCTCCTGTAAATGCTGCAATTTTTATTATAGCTCCTTGTGTATCTTTATCTAATTGGCCAAACTTATTTGCTAAATCTGTAGCCTTATCAATTAAAGGTATAATAGCAGGTACGACTTGTTGTCCTAATGTTTCTGCTAAAACTTTAAATGATTCTTTCATTTTAGCTACATTTCTAGATGCTGATTCACTCATTTTTTTAGATAAATCATCTTGGTATTTAGAAGCGTCTTTTGTACTTTTAGATAAGTCTTTAATTGACTTTGAACCAGCTTGAATAAGTGGGTTAATACCTTTCATAGCTTGAGTGTTAAATATCGTATTTAATGCAGCGTTTTTCTGTTCGTCACTCATTCCACTAGTAGCTTTTTCTATATCTTCTAAAATGTCTGGGAATGAACGCATCTTACCGTTTGCATCAAATGCTGCAACACCTAAATCTCGCAGTCCTCTAGCTTGTTCTTTTGTTGGTGTAGCTAGGTTCTGTAAAGCGTTCATTAAATACGTACCTGCTTCTCCACCTTCAATACCTCTATTTGATAAGATACCTAATGTTGAAGCCATATCCTCTAATGATTGGTTGTTATTTGCTGCCATCGGTCCAACATTTTGCATAGCTTCTCCTAAATCTGCAAAGCCTGCCGATGTTTTATTAGCAGTATAAGTTAATACAGATGTCACTCGGTCTGTATTTTTTATCATTTGATTAGTATCATCAACTTTTAAACCAAACTGTTCAAGTACACTAGATGAAACACTCATAACTGAATTAAAGTCGTCTCCTGATGCAACAGTAGCTTTTAATATGCTAGGCATTGCTCCAGTAACTTGATTAAAAGTAAAACCTTTTTTGATTAACTCATTCATACCATTTCTAATAGATTCGCCAGCCACACCATACTGTTTAGCCATATCTTGAGACGTTTTACCTAATTCGCTCACTTGTTCTTTTAATTTTCCTGCTGATACACTACCGTCATCAAGTTGTACTTTCATTTGATTCATCTGATCGTCAAATTTTACATAGGCTCTAGCAGCATATCCTAAACCTGCAACAATTGGTGTAGTAACTCTAGTTGTCATTGTTCTACCAAAATTTACTGCTTTGGTGCCAGTATTATCAATGTTATTACCTATTGATTTCATCTTTTCTGAAACATCTGCAAAACGTCCACCTGCATTACGATACTCATTCGCCATCTGATTCGCTGCACTTTTAGCTTTTAACATCTGTGTTTCAGTTTTCGCTATAGTTGCATTAAGTCGTGATAATTCTGCATTATTAAGCGATTCTTTTGAACGTAACTCTGCTAAAGCACTTGATAATTGAGAAGTATTACCTTTCGCACCTTTTAATTGATTTTCTAACTTATTAATTTCACTAGCATAAACTCTTGATGAATTTGCCAATTGTTTTTGCTTAGTATTTAAAACATCTAACTTCGCTTGTGCAAGCTTAGCAGTATTACCTAAATCTTTAATAGCTAAACCATATCTTTTTGAAGCACTTGCATTTTGACCTAATGCTGCAATATTACGTTTAGATTCTGCAGCCATTTGTTGAAGTGCTGCAGTTGCACTTTTCAAATCGGCTTTATATTGTGCTGAACCCTCTGCAGTAAGTTTAATTCCTGCTCTTTTTAATTCTGCCAACTTATTGCCTCCTTTCGAAATAAGTATAAATAAAAAGGGCTATAAAAATTCTATAGCTCTTCACTATAAAAATTCTACAGCCCTCACTTCTTGATAATCTGATTCAGTTCGATTGTCTTTAATTTTATCAATATCTTGTGCAAATTCTTCAATAGATTTATCAGATAAGAATTCTCTACCTAACAATTTATTTTTAAAAGATTGTTCGTTGTATTGGTCAATCAACATATAAATTGTAGATAAGTCATAATCATATAAAAACATTTCTCTAGTCATATTAAAGTATGTTATTGCACAATAAAAAAGAAAGTCCCAATTATGCTTTATTTCTACTTTCCCTCTTTGTCCTTTTCGCTTTTATTACTCTCACTATCGCTTACATCTTCTAATAGTGTTTCTGTAAATTTAGCAACAAATTTATCAATGCTCACCTCATCAACATGTTCAGTAAGTTCTTGTAAAGTAACCTCTAATCTGTTTGCCTTCAAAATACTTGTAGCTATTTTTGCATTTGTTAACGCATTTTCACTTTGATATAAATCAGTTAGATTACCCTGTTTAATCCCGTAATCTTCTTCTAAATGTAACCATAGCGCAGTGTTTACTTTATAAGTACGAGTTTCACCCGTGATGTCTGAAACAAAAGATTTTAATTTAGTTTTGAAAATACTCATAGTATATTCACTCCTTTAATTTATTAGCTAGATAAACGAGAGTTATCGGTTGTTCTTGATGTTTCTGAATTCGATTCACTTGTTACAGTTTCCACTGTTTGACCTGATTTATTTAATGTAGTCAAAACAGTTTTATTGTAGAAACCTGTTTCTAACAGTTTACGCTCATCTAATGTTTTATTTTTGCGCAAGTCTGCTTTGTAATAAATGTTTGATTCTTCTTCTTTACCAGTTGCTAAAGGCATAGCGATAATATCGAATTGTTGCATTTGTTCTTTTTTATCTTCGCCCTGTGATTCAACGTTTAAGTCTGTTGGTTGTATTTGACATTTAGGGAAGTTAATAATAATCTTTTCACCATTTTCATCAATGATAGGGAATGCAAATCTAAAATATTTTTTAGTTCCTTTTCCACCCATACCATATACGCCATCAGCTAATTTCGTAGCACCCGAAACTTCTTCC